TTTTAACGTTTTAGTTATAGCAACAACACAAGATGTAGCAAAAAATTTAGTAAGTAAAGTTCAATTAATGAATGAAAACTTGCCAAGTTGGTTAAAAACACAAATAATTACTAATAATAAATTATCATTAAAATTTGCAAACGGATCAGAAATTAAAGCAATATCAAGTTCATCTACGGGAGCTCGTTCTGAAGCATTATCATTATTAATAGTTGACGAAGCTGCATTTATTAGAAATATTGAAGAAATATGGGTAGCATCACAAGCTACATTGTCTACTGGTGGTGGAGCAATTGTTTTAAGTACTCCAAATGGAGTTGGTAATTGGTTTCATCAAACATGGGTTGATGCTGAAAATGGTACAAACGGATTTGAAACAATTAAACTAAAATGGAACTTACATCCAGAACGTAACCAAAGTTGGAGAGATGATCAAACAAAATTATTAGGTCAGAGAGGAGCTGCTCAAGAATGTGATTGTGATTTTATATCATCAGGGCATACAGTTGTTGATGGTTTGATTTTACAAAACTATGAAATAAAATGTCAAGAACCTGTTGAAAAACGAGGATTTGATAATGGTTATTGGATATGGGAATATCCAGATTACACAAAAGATTATATAGTAGTCGCTGATGTTGCACGTGGCGATGGTGCAGATTGGTCAACGTTTCATGTATTAGATGTAGAAACAATAACACAAGTTGCAGAATATAAAGGTAAGCTTCCTCCAAAAGATTTTGGCAACATGCTAGTAACAGTTGCAACAGAATGGAATAATGCATTATTAGCAATTGAAAATGCTAATATTGGTTGGGCAGCTATACAACCAGCACTGGATAGAAGTTATAAAAATTTATTTTATACATATAAAGATGATGGATATGTAGATTTAGAAGTACAGTTATTAAAAGGTTATGATATAAAAGATAAAACAAAAATGGTACCAGGAGTTTCAACAACTTCTAGAACAAGACCATTAATGATATCTTCTTTAGAAATGTATATGAGAGAAGGAACTCCTATTATTAAATCTAAAAGATTAATACAAGAATTATTTGTTTTTGTCTGGTTAAATGGTAAAGCTCAAGCACAAGTTGGGTACAATGACGATCTAGTAATGGCATATTCAATTGGATTATGGTTGCGTGACACAAGTTTAAAATTAAGACAACATGGAATAGACTTAAATAAACGTGCATTATCTAAATTTCAAAAAACAGATAATACTATATATACTAATAATAATGATAGACCAGACGATGCATGGAAATGGAATAATGGCCATGATGAAGAAAATTTGACATGGCTTCTGTAGTTAGTTATATTTATAATAAATAAAAGAAAATACAATGGCATCTTTAAGAAATCGTTTAAAAAATTTATTTTCCACAAACGTAGTAGTACGTAAATTTGGTAAAGATCGACTTAAAATAGTTGACACCAATAAACTACAGTCTGTAGGAAATTTATCTCAATCAAGACTTACTGATCGATATAATCGATTACATGGTACTAAGAAACATACTATGGGTAGTGCATATGGCGGATATGATTCAAATTATTATATGCAACAAAATCGTATGCAATTATATACCGATTACGAAATGATGGATCGTGATCCAATAATATCTTCAGCATTAGACATTTATTCAGATGAATCAAGTTTAGCAGATCAGTTTGGTGATATATTAACAATAAAAACAAATAAAACTCATATCCAAAAAATATTAAATAATTTATACTATGATATTTTAAATATTGAATTTAATATGTGGCCATGGATTAGAAATATGTGCAAATATGGAGATTTCTTTTTAAAATTAGATGTACAAGAAGAAATAGGAATATTAAATGCTAGGCCACTTTCTGTATATGAAATAGAAAGAATGGAAGAATTTGATTCTGAGACTGGTGAATATAACATTAAGTTTAGACATGCAGCAACAGAACAATTTGAATATGATGTTTTTGAAATAGCACATTTTAGATTATTATCTGATTCAAATTTTTTACCATATGGTAGATCGATGTTAGAAGGCGCAAGACAAGAATTCCAAAAGCTAATGATGTTAGAAGATGCAATGTTAATTCATCGTATAATGAGAGCTCCAGAAAAGAGAGTATTTAAAATAGATATTGGAAATATTCCACCAAATGAAGTCGATACGTTTATGGAAGGTATCATAAATAAAATGAAAAAAATTCCATATGTAGACAAAAATACAGGAAATTACAATTTAAAATTTAATTTGAATAATATGTTAGAAGATTATTATTTACCTGTTAGAGGTGGTAATAGTCAAACTCAAATTGATACATTACCAGGAATGGAATTTACTGGAGTTGATGATATTGAATATATCAAAAATAAAATGATGGCTGCTTTAAAAATACCTAAACCATTTTTAGGATTCGATGAAGGAGTTGAAGGGAAAACAACATTAGCATCTATGGATATTAGATTTGCAAGAACAATTGAAAGATTACAAAAGATTATTGTTTCTGAATTAGTTAAAATTGGTATCGTACATTTATATTCGCAAGGCTATGAAGGAGAAGATTTAATAGGCTTTCAATTAGAATTGACACCCCCATCTATTATATATGATCAACAAAAAGTTGCATTAATGAATGAAAAAATTACATTAGCAACAGCAATGAAAGATTCAAAATTAGTTTCTGATAAATACATATATGAATACATATTTAATATGTCCGAAGAAGAATGGCTAGAAGAACGTAATAATGTTGTAGAAGATTTAAAATTAAGATTTAGACAAAATCAAATTGAACAAGAAGGTAATGATCCTACATTAACAGGAGTATCTTATGGAACTCCTCACGATTTAGCATCAATTCATATGAGTTCAGATGATGTTGAAGAAAAAGATAAAGGAGGACGACCTCCAGAAGGAATCAAGTACGGACAACATAAAAATGAATTTGGATGGGATCCGACAGGAGCAAAAACAATTAAACAAGGAACCAATCCAAAAAATTATGCAACAACTTTTCAACCTGATAAGATTAATAAAACTCAACGAACAACAGTAGCTACAGAACATAGTGATATATTAAGAAAAATTAAATCAAAAACTTCTAAAATATTAAATGAATCTGAAAACCATGATTCTGATTTAGGAACAATGTTAGATGAAAACAATATTTTATAAATACAGTAATATTTATATGTAAAGGCATCGTACTGAAAGATGAAAAAATTAAAACATTCTAAATATAAAAATACGGCAATTCTTTTTGAAATACTCGTACGAAAATTAACTTCCGAATCAATGACTTCTGATAAATCAGTAACAATTGATATTATTAAAAAATATTTTGGTAAAAATTCTGAATTATCAAAAGAATTACAGCTATATAATTCGTTAATAAAAGAACAATTTAAATCAGAAGCAAAAGCCTTAGATTTTATGAGATCATGTAAAGAAACTCATAACAAGTTAAATAAAAGTTTAATTAAGCGACAACGATATAATCTTGTAAAAGAAATTTCAAATAATTTTATTTTTGAAAAAATATCAAAGATTCGAATTAAAAACTACAAACAACTAGCATCAGTTTATAAATTATTTGAATATAAGGAATCTTCAAATCCAAAACAATTATTAGAGTGTAAAGATGTAATTTTAGATCATTTATTAATATCTCAAACAAAATCTATCAAAAAAGATATTGTTATTGAAACATTTAAAAATCAAGATAAAGATGTACGATTATTAACATATAAATTATTAGTAGATAAATTTAATAACAAATATTCAAACTTAAATGAATCTCAAAAAGATTTACTAAATAATTATATTACAAACGTAAATGATACAGAAGCGTTAAAAGAATATATTCATAAAGTAATTCCACAAATTAAAACAAAATTAAAAAAACATACTAAATTAATAACAGATAAAGTAACAAAGATTAAGATAGAAAAATTGTCAGAAATGTTATGTAATGTTGAAACAATAAAAACTATTAAAGAATCTCATGTATTATCATTATTAAGATATTTTGATTTAATTCAAGAACTAAATGAGGTAAATAAAAAATGAAATCATTTTTAAAAGAAATAGAATCTAAGTTTATAGAATTAAACGAAAATGTAATGCCCGATTTTC